CTCGCGCTCGGCGCGATCGGGACGGCGGTCGCCGGGCCAGGACCGGAGACGATCGTCGGGACCGCCGGCGACGACGACCTACAGGGCGGCCACGGGCCGGACGTGATCTACGGGCTCGCCGGCTCGGACGTGATCCACGGGAACAGGGCGCCGGATGAGCTCTACGGCGGCGCCGGCGACGATCGGCTCAACGGGTTCGGCTCCGGCGAGACGCGCGATCTGCTCGACGGCGGCGCCGGGTTCGACCGTTGTGTGGGGACCGCCGGCGATACGTTCGTCGGATGCGAGGTCGTGAAGATCCGCCGCGGATTGGGGCCACGATGAGCAAGCGAAAGAGCGTCACGGCCGCGCGCGCTCAAGTGTTCCAGCGCGACGACGGTTGGAGGTTCCGGATCAAAGGCGCGAACGGGGAAGTGATCGCGACTGGCGAGGCGTACAAGGCGAAGAGAGACGCGATCGCCGCGGCTCGCGCGCTCGTTCCGGAGGGCGTCGAGATCGAGGGCGCGTGAGCATCCGGCCGACCGTATGCGCGGAGTGTGGGAAGCCGCTCCCGATCGCGCGCGGCTCCGGCCGGCCGCGTCGGTACTGTTCGGAGCGGTGCCGGTACGCGGCGCGACACGCTCGCGATCGGCGTCGCGCCGGATCGCCGGTCGAGCTCCCGGCCGCGGCGCCGAGCCGCGACGAGCTCGTCGCGTCGCTCACGTTGCTCGTCGATCCGGCCGCGGCGCCGGCGGCGCCGGAGGACCAGCTCGCGCGGACGTTGCTCGAGCTCCGCGTCGTCGAGACGTCGCTCCGCCGGCTCGAGGGCGAGCTCCCGCCGCGACTCGCCGGGCCGACCGGCAAGCTCGCGCTCACGATCGGCCGCGAGGTCGGGCGCTACTTCCCGGAGGTCGCGCGAGCATGAGCGCCGTCGACGAGATCCGCGACTATGAACCGGACGCGCGGCTATGGGCGGCGCCGGGACCGCCGCCGCTGTTTGTGGTCCGGAACGAGCCGGACGCCGAGCTCGAGGTCGACGAGGCGCTCCGGCCGCTCCCGGTCCCGGTCCGGCCGCGCGCCGGCGACGTGTGGCTCGACGCGTTCGCCGGCTACGGCGCGTTCGCCGCGCTCGCGAGCCGGCTCGGATCGACCGTGATCGCGGTCGAGCGTCCGGAGCGCCGGCGCGAGCTCGAGGCGGTCGTGTTCCTCAACGACCTCGAGCGCGTGTCGACGGAGTATCGGGAGGCGCTCACGGCCGACGAGATCCTCGAGCTCGCGGCCGACGCGACCGCGCTCCGGATCACGGAGGTTCCGCGAGGGTTCGTCCCGCCGCCGACCGTCCGGCGGATCGTGGCGCCGGTCCCGCGTTCGGCCGTGCGACGGTTCTCCGCGGCCGTCGACGCCGCAGGGTTCGCGCTCCGGGGGTTCGACAACGGAGGGCTCTTCCCGCCGATCGTGCGGCTCTTCGCGTGGCGGGAGGGCTCGTGACACGCGGCCGGAAAGTCGACCCGACGCGCGCCAAACGCGGGACCGGGCATCGGCCGAAAGCCGGCGAGCTCAAGATCGCGAACGAGCCGGACGCGATCCTACTCACGAGCTCGTCGGGGCCGCCGCCGCCGCCGGCCGACCTCGATCATCCGCACGCGATCGCCGTGTGGAATGAGGTCGTCGGCGAGCTCTACCCTCGAGGGCTCCGCGGGATCGACCTCGAGGCTATCCGGATGCTCGCATCACAAGCCGCGCTCGCGTTCGACGCGGCGCACGGCGCAGAGGGCTACCGGCGAACCGGGCTCATGGTCACGGGCGCGAACGGGAACCCGACCGTGAACCCGCTCGTTCGTGTGGAGCGCGACGCGGCGAATCTCTATCTCCGGTTCTCAGAGCGGTTCGGGCTCGACGTCGCTTCCCGGATGCGGCTCGGATTGCTACAGCTCGCCGGACAGTCGCTCGCCGAGGCGCTCGCCGAGGATCTCGAGCGGGAATGAGCGAGGATCGGTTCGACGCGTTGCTCGACGCGTGGCGCGAGGAACACGAGCGCGCGAACCGGGCCGAGCGCCGCGTCGCCGAGCTCGAGATCGCCGCGGCCGCGATCGTTCACGCCGACCGGATCGAACAGCTCGAGGCCGCGCTACTCGAGCTCGAGCGACTCGTGCTCGGGACCGTATGACGCCGGCGCGTGTCGCTCCCGCCGGCGTGATCGCGCCGAGCGTCCGGATCGAGCGGTTCTTCACGCGGCATCTCCGCCACGTGAAGGGCGAGTATGCCGGCGAGCCGTTCGAGCTCGAGCCGTGGCAACGCGACGAGCTCGTCGTGCCGATCTTCGACGAGCTGCGGCGCGACGGTCCGCGACTCGTGCGGCGCGTGTCGGAGGCGCTCGCCGGCGTCCCGAAGAAGAACGGGAAGAGCACGCTCGCCGCCGGGCTCGGCGCCTACGGGCTCTTCCACGACGGGTATTACGTGCTCGAGCGCGGCGAGTGGAGGTGGCGCCAGGAAGCCGGCGCGGAAGTGTTCAACATTGCCGGATCCAAGGATCAAGCAAAGGTCCTGTTTCAGATCGGGACGTCGTTCGTCGAGCGGTCGCCGATGCTCTCGGCTCAAGCGAAGATCTACCGGGACGCGATCGAAAACCGATCGACCGGCGGCGTGTGGAAGGTGCTCGCGTCCGACGCGCGGCTCGCACACGGGCCGAACCCGTCGCTCACGATCATCGACGAGCTATGGACTCACAAGACGCCGGAGCTCTATGAAGCGTTCGCATCGGCCGGCGCCGCGCGGCGTCAACCGCTCGTGATCGTTATCACGACGGCCGGGTGGGATAAGGCGACGATCGCTCACGCGCAGTATCGGCGCGGGCTCACGAACCGCGATCGTTCGTTCTACTTCCGGTGGTACGGCGCGCCGGAGGGCGCCGAGATTGACGATCACGACGCATGGCGCGCGGCGAACCCGTCGCGATGGGTGACGATCGACTACCTCGAGGGCGAGCTCCGGCGAGCTCGCGCGCTCGGGCTCGAGGCTCAGTTCCGGCGCTGGCATCTCAACGAGTGGAGCTCGGGGAAGGAGATCGCGATCCCGACCGCGACGTGGGAACGGAACCGGGGCCGGCCGCGGATCCCGGACGGCGCGCCGGTCGTGATCGGCGTCGACACGGCTCCGAAACGCGACTCGACCGCGATCGCGATCGACTACCGGGATCCGGCCGGGATCCATCATCTCCGCGTCGCGCATATGGTCGCGGATCCGGAGACGGGCTACCTCGACTATCTCGCGCTCGAGGATCTACTCCGCGACCTCTGTCGGCGCTATGACGTGACGCGGATTCTCGTCGACCCGTACAACATGGTTCGCTCGATGCTCGAGCTACTCGAGGAAGGGCTCCCGATCGAAGAGTTCCCGCAGCATGATTCCCGAATGGTCCCGGCGAGCATGGGGTTCTTTGAGCTACTCAATGAGGGGCGGATCCGACACGGCGGGACGCGCGAGCTCCGCGAACAGGCCGCGAACGCGAGCAAGCGAACGAGCGAGCGGGGGTGGCGGTTCCAGAAGTCGCGGAGCGCCGGCGTGATCGACGGGATCATCGCCGCGGCGATCGCCGTGTATGAGGCCGAGCGAGGGTTCGACGAAGAAGCGCCGCCGTTGCTCGTGATCTAGGGGCCGTGACGCGCGTCGCATGATGAGGGCGTGCGATCGGTCGTGGGATCCGTGCTCGAGATCGTCGGCGTCGCCGCCGTGCTCGCCGCGGCGTGGGCGTGGGATACGCGCGCCGGCGTCGCGCTCGTGGGGATCATCGTCGCCGGCGTCGGCTACGCGATCGCCGATCCTCGCCGAGCTCGGAAGGGATAACGCATGGATCTAGTGAGGCGTCTCTTCGCGCCGGCCGAACAGCGCGAGGCGAATCTCGACGCGACACTCAAGGCGCTCTCGTCTCGAGGGTTCGCGACCTACGCCGGCGTGTCGGTCAACGAGCAAACGGCGATGAGTCACCTAACCGTGTGGGCGTGTGTGTCGCTCATCGCCGACTCAATCGCGATGCTCCCGCTCGGGACGTTCGACGAAACCGACGACGGGCTCCCGGAGCGCGTCCCGAACCCGCCGGTCGTCGACCAGCCGCACCCGGAGATGACGCGTTCGGAGTGGCACGTCCGGATGCTATGGAGCGTGCTCATGCGCGGGAACGCGTATGGCCGGATCCTCGAGCGCGGCGCCCGGTCGATCCCGACCGTGATCGAACCGATCCATCCGGATGAGGTCCGGATCGAGCGGAACACGACGACCGGCGAGCTCGAGTACGTCGTCGGTCGGAACCGCGATCGCGTCGGGGCCGCGGATATGCTTCACGTTCCGGGGCTCGTTATCCCCGGATCCGTGTACGGGCTCGACCCGATCAACTACGCGCGTCAAGTGATCGGGACCGGGCTCGCCGCCGTCGAGTACGGCGCGCGGTTCTTCTCGGAGGGCGCGGTTCCGCCGGGGACGCTCACGACCGATCAGAAGCTCGACCTCGACACGGCGCTCGAGTATCAGAGCCGCTGGGAAGAGGCGCACGGTCACAGACAGCGGAAGGTCGCCGT